GAGATAGAGTGTTCTCTGTGATCCCCCCGATGCCCGTAGGTGTTTAAACGCTTACGGGCATTATCTTATGTCAACCATTGATTAACATGACAACTTCATGTTAATATTCAGTTTCAACAAAATAAAACGAGGACAATATGGACTATATAGAATTTGAAAAAAGATACATGGAATTTACAAACGGAGAACACGTTGTATGGGATAAGCGTGAAAGTCTTGGCTTATTCCTTAACAAAGTGTTTGTAATAGATGATGGTGAAGCCAAACCGAACAAAAAAGAAGATTGGGATTTGGCTTGGTCTTTGTTCATTGATGTGTATCAACATGCATTGAATATAAGCGACTACAAACAATACCTAGAATATTTTATGTATGAGCATTGGGATATGTGGTCAATGCTTAACGCTGTTAAGTACCACGATGTTAAAGATGCAGAAAAGCTGAAGAAACTTTGGGCTGAAGATGAAGTGACTGTTTATCGTGGCGGACATGATAAAGATGGTTTAAACATTTCATGGACGCTTAACAAAGATTTAGCAAAATGGTTTGCCACTAGGTTTTGGTTTCCGGAAAACATGAGAGGCGAGGATTACAGGGGTTTGCCTGTAATACACACAGGGAAAATACGTGGCAGAGACATTGCCTTGTATCTAAATACAAGAGAAGAAGAAGAATGTATTATTCCTATGCCGGATGACTTTGTTGATGATTTAGAAACACAAGTGTTGACAGAGCATGTAGAGGAAAAAACAGAACATTTTAAAGATAAGAACTGGTACACAGATGCCTAGACGTAATCAAAAGCCATACTGGTTGGATACTGCCCTTTCATTAAGAAAGGGTGGTGCAACCCTTAAACAGATTTCAAACAAAATTGATATACCCATATCAACAGTACGTTATCAACTGTATAACAGTCTCAATCCGGAACAATACGATAAGTATTGCAAAGAACCTAACAGCCACGAATCAAAAAGCAGAACAATAAAAATTTTAGCCCTAAATGAAGAAGGGCTAAATGGTAATCAGATTGCACAACTTGTTGGCGTATCACGCCAATACGTGTATAAACTTCTTCGCTTGAAAATAGAGCAAGAAGAAAAACGCTTGAATTATTTAGTAAATAAAACTTTACTGGAGAAACAAGGAATCAAACCCAAATAAATAGAGGCATAACAATGTTTAAACAATTTAAAAATATGAAGTTCAAACCACTAACTACTTTCTATAACTGGCTGTTTGTTTTGGATGAAACAAAGGCGAGCGCAGTAGAAGAAGAACCAAAGCCAAAGCATGATAGTAGTCCGGTCAAAAAAGAAGTAAGACTGAAACCAAAAGCAAAACCTGTAGAACCTAAACGTGCTAGAACAAAAACAGGTAGGTACAAAGCTGATGATAAGTCTACTCCTAACATCAATGAAGCATGGGTTGGTGGCAAGAAGCCAACCAAAAAATCTAAGAAAGGATGATCTAATCCGGTAGCCATCCATCCGCATCATCTGCGGATGGATATCCCCATGACTTGCTGTATCTACCACTAATGTAATCGTACTCAAGTTCAACCGATCCAATCTGTCCGGACTGTTTAAACCGCATCTTCTTCGTGTGTATGCGCACTTCCTTGCTTCCTTTCGTGAAGTCTCTTTCAACAATCAATATCACATCTGCCTTGTTTGCAAAGTTTGCACTACCGGCAATGTCATAAGGCTCAACCATTGGGAATGTTCCATCATGCGATCTTCTCATCTTAGCCGGATGTGCGACAAAGAAAATATGTACGGAGTAAGTTTGTGCGAAGCGTTTTAGTTTGCTCATCATCTGTGAGACATATTCGGTCTCAGTCATTCCACTAGGTCTTTGATGATCAAATTCATTATACGGATCAAGTATGACCGCATTGACTCCATAACGTAGTACGCTTGAGATCAATGCCTGTATGCACCAGTCAATCGTAGGCGATTCATCCTCTGCTCTCACAAAGAAAAAGTGTTGAGCAATCCAATCATAAGCATCAAGCAATTCTTCTTCTTCCATCTGTTTAACCCAAGTGTCCTTCCTTGCCGGTTTCCCAACGTATTTCTCTGACAGCTTGTTTAAATGGTCTGAAACAGGATTCTCAAAGCTACACATGGCAAACTTGTAATCGTGTTCTTTCGCCATATTGACTGCTATCGCATCAATAAATTCTGACTTTCCGCAATTCGGCACACCGGATACGATTGTCACTTCACTAGGGCGCACTTTGAATATCTCATCCATGCCCTCTATGCCTGTGGTAAGACCTGTCCTCAAACCACCTCTGAACAACTGCAATCCTTCTTCCATAAAAGCATTCGCTGTGTATAAGGATTTAATTGGATATGGCTCTGCGCTTTCATAACATTGTTTCAATGCATCTTTAGAATGCATCCAAACTTCGTTTGCATCCTTGAACTCGTCCGGATAAACAATAATAAAACATCTTTCTCTGCCAACCCTACGTGCAATTTCTTCTCTGCATTGTATTCCGGCTTCATCGGAATCTAAGGCAAGATATATCTTCTTGTATTTTTCTATATCAAATGTGGCAAGCCATTCCATTTTCCTATCGCTTGCGCCATCAGGAACTGAAATTACATTCTCCGTGATCCCATTGCAAATCTTCCAAGTCAACGCATCCATTTCTCCCTCACAGATCAACAAAGCCTCTCCTTCATTGTTTAAACAGTCTGCAAGATACGGAACTCTCTCGCAATCAGGAAGTTGTGCGTAATTTTTGTCTGCGCTCCTGAACTTAATGTTGCATGGTACTCCTTCTTTATCTTTGTAAACAAAGGCTATGCAATCCTGTCTCTTACCGCCTACATAGTGTGATGCTATACCTACACCATATCTCTCTGCTACATCCATGCCTATTCCACGCTCATCAAAAAATATTTCTCCCCACGTGCCTTTCAAGCTTTTCGTGTTAGGTATTTGTGCCGGTTTTTTGGGCGCAGTTTTTCTAATTGTGGGTGGGCGTTGCAAACTTTCCTTCCATACATTTCCTTCCCATTGACAATGGTGGCATCTCCATCTTGCGCCTTGCGTGTCTATATTTACGCTCAAGCATGGATCACGACTATTTTTTCTGTTGGGCGAACATTGTGGACATGTTGTTTTGTGCTGTCCTTCATCGTAGTTTCTTAAAGTTATTCCCTGTTCTTCTAGTTTTTGGTAAATGGGTTTAGTAATTTCTGCTGTTGTATTCATGGCATCCTCTTAAATATCGCTTTGCCGGAAGAATCTACTTTTCTTCCGTTCTCGTCTGTTTTGTTATCTTTGGCAAACTTAGCATCAACACTAACTAAATAATTTACTGTTGACATGAACCATCTTGATCTTGCCTTGTCGTCTGCTTCCTGTGAAAGCCATACATCCCTAGACATCAATACTGCATCTAAGTTAGGTATGTTCTTGAAAGTTTTTTGCCACGAATCGTAATCTTTTTTGGTAAGCCTGATGACCTTTCCCTCAAAAGCATATTCTTTACTCATACTTTACTCCTCTGTTTTTTTGTTGGTTTTGTTGGAATTTTATTTATATCTTATCGCTATAACCTCTACATGCTTTCCGATGAAATCCGAGAATTTGCGCATAGGCAAACATCCTGTAAAGCTACAGGTTTTACCTATTGCACATGCTCACCGAATCAACCTCGATAGTGCGCATTGTGTTGGTTGCGCTAACCACACAATTCGACTGCTACTTCCTTAAAATATGCGCTTTAAGGTGGACAGCGTTCAGTCTTTCGGCATCGCTTTTGGCTACGTCCACATCCCAATCTAACCAGTAATTTAACAAGCCGATCCGTCTTATCCGAAAACTTGTTAAGTTTTTATTTTTAAACTATAATTATTTCTTAGTCAAGTTGTTTACTCAATATGACACTCCAAAGTGTTTAATTCACTTTATTTTGTTGGAAAGGTGAGGGAACAATTTTCATGCATGGGTTGTAGCGATGACTCCTATAACTTAAAATCGTGTTTTTGTTCCCAAACCTGACTCATCCCAATCACTTATTTCATTCACAAAAACATCTACTCTTGGGTTTTTTTTATCTAAATATTTCTCCAGCACTAGCCGTTTAAACTGTCTATCATTCTTGTACCAGAGACCTTCCAGAGCATCCAGAACCAGAGAAGCATCCAGATCAGGTCTCCTACTGCTGTAATAAATTTTTATATTTGCTTCTAAATCACCTTCCAATAGTGGCTCAATTCTTTTTGCTTGTGCTTGTAAGTCTTTTACGAAAGCGATTGCCTTTGATGATTTTATGAATCTTGGTTTGCCTTTTATGGTCACTAATCTTCTTGAATTTGCTTTTGAGACACACTCTCCTTTGAACTGTTGGCTGTATATTTTTGGCATATTTTCAGGTTTATATAAATAAATCAGGTTTTATTTGACAACACATCTTAACATGTTTTAAGATACATTTACATTTAGGATTTGTAATATGAAATATACCAACGACACAGGCTTACCTGAAGTTTTTGCTAAAGCAGTTATGCGAGACACTTATTCACGTGGCAAAGCAGACATATCAGCGACTGGTTTGCTGAAAGCACCTCGTCAAGCCTTCCTTGAGTATCAACACGATGATGAAATCGTGGTTGATGTTTCAAAACAAGTGTGGTCTTTGTTTGGAAGGGCATGTCACAACATTTTAGAAAGTGGCACAGCGAAGGGGTACATAGTGGAACAGCGTTTCTTTGCTGATTGTAGCGGATGGACAGTAAGCGGTCAGGTAGATGTTCAAAGAATTGATCCGGATGGCATTGTCCTTATGGATTGGAAAACTCGTAAGGCTTATGCGGTGATGAATGGTCGGGATAGCGATACACAGCAACTAAACATATATGCTTGGTTGCTACGTAGGAATGGCAAGGAAGTCAAAGACTTAAAAATTGTCAATATTATCCGTGATCATTCATCATTTGAAGCAGAAAGAAATCCAAAATATCCACAAACAGAAGTGGTAGTCACAGACATAGACCTATGGACTTTTGCAGAGCAAGAAGAATTTGTTAGGCAGAAGGTAGAAGCACACCAACTGGCATCAATAAATCTTCCCGAGTGTACTCCGGAAGAAAGATGGATGAGACCGGATAAATTTGCAGTAAAGAAAGACGAAAATTCCAAGAGAGCATTTAAAGTTTGCGACTCTATGGAAGAAGCAGAAGAAGTTTTAAAGAAAAAAGAAGGGTACATAATCGAAGTAAGAAAAGGCGAACCAACAAAATGTCAAAGATTTTGTGATGTCGCAAAGTTTTGTACTCAATATCAAGACGAAATCAAAGCAATAGGAGAAGAAAGTGGAAGTAAATGAACACACAGGAGAAGTAATGCTACAACTAATGAGAACAAGCAAAGAACTAAACGAAATAGCAAAAGCGTTAGCAGATGCACAAGCTAAGTTTCCGGTTTTGCCAAAAACAAAAAAGGTGACTGTAAAGACACATGATGGCAAAAGCTATTCTTATGCTTACGCTGATTTAGCGACAATGATAGAGACAATATTGCCTATTACATCGGATCATGGATTATCAATCGTGCAACTACCTAGTTTTCACGAAGGCAGAAGCACCTTAAAAACAAGGCTACTTCATACGTCAGGTCAATGGATAGAGTGCGAACTACCTTTACGTACACAGCGTGAAGGCGCACAGGCTATGGGTAGTGCGCTCACATACATGCGTAGATATGGAATGAGTGCAATCCTTTGTTTAGCAACAGATGAGGATGAAGATGGTCAATTAGCGGACACAGACCATGTGGGCGCAACAGCACAGGTTAAGAAGGGAACACCTGTAGCTGACGTACCTTCTGCAAAAGAAGCAAGGAAGTTTGTTAATGCAATGATTAAGGATGGCAAAAAACTTGCAGAAGTAGAGGAGTCAGGATTGATCGAAGATTCTATGAAAGAAATAGAAAAACTATGGTTAAGCAAACAAGACAAAATTGCTCAATTAAAGAAAGTACATCCTGATTTGCATGAAGAACTAAGGCAAGAATTTGGATTTCTAAGAGACAAACTACAACAAGATAGTGCCGGAGAAGGTGATGGGTAAATACGTATATCAAATTGAAGAATCGACTTTTGATACTAGGCATTATGTAGTCACGACAGATGTTCCTTTAAAAGATATTGAGGGTGACATCATTGAATTGATATGTCATGTAGATATTACAAAAGATGGTGATACCACAAAAATAATAACAGAAGGTGGTAGCGAAGGAAAAGTCACTTTTGTATGCACAGAATATGGTGATGATGCACAAATGGATTGGACTGAAACACAAATAGAAGGAGAAGAAAATGGATAAAGAATATCCCGATAGCGTTAGGATTTTTCCTAATAGCGAGAATACAAGTGGCGAAATAGATGTGACTGTATTCTTTCAAGTAAACGGAGAAGAACACAGACTCCGTATCTACAAAAACACAAGAAAAGAAGAAGGCGATAATAGACCTGATTTGAACGTCACACTACGTTTAAACGGAGAGGACTATGAAGCAAATTCTTGGAAGAAAGAAGCTAGGGAAACCGGCAAGATTTATTATCAAGGAACACCAAAACCTAAATCTGTTGGATACTCTAAGTCTGAAAACAAACTGAAAGAAGTCTTAGAAGAAAAACAAAAAGTTAAAGAGGACTTTCGTGATGACGAAATCCCTTTCTAATGATTGGTCAGACAAGGTTAGAAGCCAAAGGTATCTTAATCTTGTCAGATCGCATGGGTGTCTAGTGTGTTTTATGCCTTCACAGGCGCATCACATGACACACGTTATGGAAGGATCAAGGGGTTTTAGAAGAACAGGGGATCAGTTTGCTGTTCCCTTGTGTCAAAAACACCATGAAGAACTACATAAACACGGAAATGAAAGTAATTGGTGGTCTTTGCAAGGCATTGATCCGATTGAATGGGCTGATAGAACATGGACAGAATTCTCGAAGAATGGCAAAAGGTAGAACTAACACCATCTGAAATGCTTTTAGCAAGTCAGTTAGGTGTAATGCGAATGGTGCAAAACATAAGAGACAAAAGAAAAAGCAAGTATGGCGCACCTACGGACTCTCAAGCATGGGCGATAAATATAATCGGTGCTATGGGCGAAGCATGTGTTTCTAAGTGGGGTGGAATATGGTGGTCAGGTGCTTTAGGAAACTTCCAAGCAGACGACTCAGGAAAACTACAAGTAAGAACAGTAGATCATCCAAATAAAAGGTTGATTCTGCATGATGATGATAAGGACGATAGACCATACATATTAGTTTATGCGGATGCACCTAATTTCTATATAAAAGGTTGGATGATGGGCGCAGAAGGAAAAAACAAAGAATACTGGTCTGATCCACAAGGAACAAACAGACATGCTTATTTTGTTAAGGATAAAGATTTAATAAACATAAATGAACTAGAACTAAGTATATGGCTATAGAAAAGAAAATGTTAATAATGAGCGATGAGCAGTTTATAGAAGAAGTCTTTGAAATAGCTTTTGGAGACAACGCTATAAACAAAAAGTTTGGCAAAAGAGAAGTCTTAGATCGTTTACACAGGTATTCATTTGATGCTTATCGTTGGGAAAGATCAGAAAACGCTATTTTAAAAAAAGGACAGGAAGATAAACACATAGAGGATTATCAGGATTTTCTAAACAGAAAGTACGTGTACGAGGAAAAGTAATGACGAAGAAAGAATTAAAAAGCATCGATGAAATAATAGATACCATGCAAGATCAAATCATGGATTTAAGCAAAGAAATCGTTGAAAGAGAGTGTAGAGAAACCTACGTTTCTACAATGAAAAACATTATTTATTATTTGATGACTGACTTACACAGGACAGAACTCGAATCTTGTTATTCAAATAAATTAAAAGATGAATACGGAATAAAATTCAAAGACCAAGAAAGATTAAAAACAGCATTTATAAAAAATTTCAACGATAACTTCGAAAAATTGTGGGGTGCAAGTAATGATTGAAAATGAACCAATAGATTTACATGAACTGTTAAACAAATTAAACAACGAACAAATAGTTTTTTTGCTAAACATTATTTTTAATAACAGACCAACAGAAATTTATATAGGTAGATTTCCTGAGAACATTATACAGTCTGCCGGACTCAACAAAGATAACCCTGTATGTTTAAACGGAACAGTAATACAAATAAACACAGAATATTCGTTTACCGGTGAAAAACTGCCATTTATGGAAAATAATAAAACAAACTAATAATGAAAACGGAAGATTTTGAAAACTTTAAGACTCGTAAATATTTAGACTATAGAAGCGAATTATTACGTTTAGGAAAGATTGATGAAGCCATGAGCGAAAAAGAATACTGCAATAAATATAAAGAATATTTAAAGGAACAATATGGAAATAAATAAAGAAACATTAGCTAAAGCCTTACAAGGTGTTGAAGCTAAGAAACATGCTTACAGGCAAACAAAAGAAGGAACAGTTATTTCTTTCTTAATACACCCTGATGATGTTGCAAGTTTGCTTCAACAAGAACTATCTGTAAGCGAAATAGGTGCTAGGTACATGCTTGGAATAGTTAGATTAGACGAAGAAACAGATTATCCTGTTGTTCCTGAACAGGTCACTATTGGCGAAAGAGCAATGAGGAGAGCATCAATGCTTTGCAGGGATCAAGATTTTCAAAGCTGGGTGCGTTTAAACGCTGAGTCATTTGATCCCAAAGGCGAAATACAAATCGATGATGAAGAAGAATACGTTGCAGTAATAATGAGGGATTATTGTGGGATTCTAAGCAGACGAGAATTAAAAGATGATAAACATGCTCAAGAAAGATTAAGGTCTTTGATTGATAAATATCAAGAAGATAGAAGGAGAATGACTTGATTATAGAGAAAACCGGCAACGCTTGGTGGGCAGACTCATTAAAAAACATGAGAAAGTACCACAAAATGACGTTAGATGACGTAGAAAACGCAACAGGAATAGCAAAATCATATCTTTCTCAGCTAGAAAACGGCAGACATGACGTAAAAATGTCTACTGTTGAGAAAATTGTTGATGTTTATGGATATGAATTAACTATAAAGCCAAAGGAACAAGAATGAATGGCATGAAAGCGTTAGGAGTGTTTATATTTTTACTAGGAATGTTTGTGTTTACAAGTGGTTGGATGCTTTTAGATTTGGCATCAATGCCATTAAAGAATGATCTTTATTCAATAGACATATTGGGATTCTTTAATAATCTATTTTCAAACAAACCATCAATGGCAAGTTTGCAATCATTTATTTGTGTTTTGTTTATTATCATGGGATGTTTGATGTGTTATAGCGGTAGCATAATGATAGTAGATAGAAGATAAGGTTGGGAAACAAGTTATAGAACCTCTAAAACGTATGTAATGTTTGTTCATAATCTATAACGGACTAGGAAAACCCATTAAAATTATTCCTAAAAAATGCCTTATCGTCTATACTGACTAGATGTCGTTTAAACTTTCTTTAGGTCTAGCCGGTGTATTGGTGATTTCAGTCGCCATAAATATTATTTTACTAACCAAATTGGATAAAGCTAAGATTGAATTGCAAACAGCAATAAGTAATCAAGTAATCTTAGAGCGAACCATCCAAGAACAAAACGAACAAATAAAAAAAACACTAGCAGATGCTAAAAAAACGGCAGAACAAATACAAAGTTTAAACACTCGATACAACGAATCACAAGCACAAGTCACAAAACTAAGAAACAAATTTGCTAAATTCAACTTAGAAGGGATGGCATTAACCGATCCATTAACACTTCAAGGCAAAATAAATAGAGCAACAGCTAGAGTGGGCGATGACTTAACAAACATAACTAATTCAAATCAGTTTGATGAAAACACGAATACTAATAATAATACTGTTAATTAACACAGGATGCAGTAGCAATTACTCTCTATTTGGCGATAGAAGCCAACCACAGACAAAACCTGTTGAAGTAGTCACAGTAGCCAAGAAATCGCCTATATATCATCCACCTTTGCCTGAACCAATAACAACTTCACCTGTTGAGTGGAGAATACTTAATCCTGACGTTATGCAACAATATTTAGATGCTGTAGAAGCCGGAGAAGAACCTAGAGTCGCGTA